TCTAAGGAGAGGAGCATAATGGCATACGCAAACAAATACAAGATAACTTTTGCCACTAAAACGAGCAAAACGGCTTATTTATACTTGCAAGAGGATGGATATTCTGGTACTGTTTATGAATATCCAGGAATAGATTTACAATTACAATATTTGCCTCAATCGGATGATCCGTTTGAACCAATCTTTGCGAGTCAATTAGGAGTTAGCATAGATGTTACAGATGATATGGCTAATATGCCAAACTTTACAACTGCCGATGACCGCAAATACTTTGTTAAATTATATTTAGGTGCTGACTTAGAATGGACTGGTTTTACAATTAGTGATGATGTTCAAGTAAGTTTCACAACTGGTAGAAAGCAAATTTCATTTAACTGCGTTGATGGATTGGGGATGTTACAAAGCATAGTTTTACCCATTTCCAACACTGTTGACATAAACGACTTACAAACTTTGCTTTATTATTTAAGAACGGCTTTGAATGCTTTGGACTTGCCAACGACACCAAATATAATAACGGCTTGTTCATATTATGCAGCAACAATGACTAATAGAGGAACGAGTGCAACGGCTGATCCATTTGCTCAAACTTATTTACCATATAGGACATTTTTGGATGGTGCTTATAATTATTTGAATTGTTTTGACATTGTTTCTAATATATTAAAGTCATTTGGATGTCGTTTGTTTATGGCAAGTGGGAAATGGTGGATTGTAGCAATCAATGAGTTTGCAAGTGAAAATGTGGCTTATACAGAGTACACATACACTGGGACAATAGTAAGTACTCCAGCAACTTTTAATACCTTAAGCACAATTCAAGGATTTAGTGGCAACTCAAGTGGGTTATTTTTTACCCAAAACAATCAAATTAAATTGTTAAAAAAAGGTTATAATCGTATTGAGTCATTAAAAGTGGTTGAGGCTCCAATTAACTTTTTTTCTAATGGTAATTTAAGACCAAGTGTAAATGATATCCCATCAAACTGGTTGGCTGCCTATAATGGCTCTGGCTCAAGTTATACAATACAAGACATTTCAACTAATGCCAGTGCAACTTACAAATTGGTTAAATCCAATGTAACTGGTGCTTATGTTTGGATTGTTTCAACTGGTATGCCTTATGTAAACGGAGGGGAGGTTTTAAACTTTAAATGGACTTATTTCTCACAAGATTTGAGTGGTTATAGAGGAAACGTTTATATTAAAATAACTGGGGCAACTCAAACATACTACTGGGATGGAACTCAATGGAGCACAAATGCATCCTATGATAATTTCTCGGTTCCTGAATACAATGGAGGTTCAACCAATTATTTGAATGATTACTCATTTAGTACATTACTTTGTCCAATACCTGGAGAACTTTATTTTAAATTAGAGTTGGAGGCTGGTACTTGTAACAATATTGAAGTTGGAAACTTTATTTTGACAATGAGACCATTGTTAAAGGAGGTAAGTTACACGGCATACACAAGTGCACCAAAACAATATACGAGACAAGTTGAGATTCCTTATGGTTTTTATGCTGCTGGTACTTATGCAACAGACTTAGGGGCTTTTGTAAATTCAGCAAATGCACCTTTAGTTGGTTGGTATCAATATGGTAGGGGTACAAGTTACACAAGTCTAACTCAACTTTTAATGCAACTTTATATCAACGTATTTGGCAAAAACATTATAAACATTGATTGTAATTTGACAAGTTTTGAGACAAATAATGGATTATTAAATGCCTCTAAGTTGTTTAAGGCTACTGATACTGATCCATCATCAATAAATGTTTCAAGTAATTCATATATGCTTGGAAATTCAACAATAGATTATGTTGACGACAATACTCAAGCTACTTTGTTGCAAATATCAAACACGGATATAACTTGCACAAATACTTATCAAATTTCTTATAATACAATCGTTTAACAATGGCAGACAAAGTTCAAGGGCAAAATATAATTCTTTACAAGTCGGTTGGGGCTACAAATACTCCATTTGCTTGTTCTACAAATTGTACTTTTAGCGTACAAGTAAGCCAAAAAGATGTGACAAGTCAGTCATCAGCTTGGTTTGCTGAATACAAAATCGATGTGGCATCTTGGGGTGTATCTTGCGATGGGATTGTGACTTTGGCTGGTTATTCTTATGCTGATATGTTAGCCACTCAATTGGCAAGGACTCCAATCAACATTAAATTTAGCATTGACAATGGGGTTGATGGATTTGTTATTTTAAGTGGATCAGCTATGATTACATCAATTTCAATAAATGCCCCTTATAAGGACATCTCAACTTATTCCATAACACTTCAAGGGGTTGGGGCTTACACAATAACTTAGTAACTTTGACTTATGGCAGTTAAGGTAAATGGTAGCAATGTTATTTTGTACAAAGTTGACACAAGTACAATTCCAGCAACGGAGACTCCATTTGCGTGTTCTACAAATTGCACATTTACGACACAAACAGAATTAATTGAGGTGGCATCTTCAACGGATGCATGGTTTAATTTACCTAAGGATAACCTTTCAAGTTGGTCAATGAGTTGTGATGGGATTGTTACTCTTGATGGTTTTTCTTACGATGAGATTGCATTGGCACAAAAGAATAGGACTTTATTTTTAACACGATTCCAAATAAATAACGGAGTTGATGGCTATCGTTATATAAGTGGCTATTGTTTTATAGGTGGGTTTTCTATTAGTGGGAATTATAAGGAAATTGGAACGTATAGCGTTAATTTGACTGGTACTGGCAAATATTACACGGAGGCAACTCCAACTACTACGACAAGCACAACGAGCACATCAACGAGCACGACCACATCCACATCAACCACGACAAGTACAACCACCTCAACAACCACAAGTACAACAAGTACAACAACAACCACCACGACTACAACCACGACAAGCACGACCACAACTACAACACAAGCACCAGTTTGGTACAAGTTGTACAATTGTGCTACTGCTGCAATTGAATATTCTAAGTCTTATCCAAATGGTAGTTTTGCATTAAATGACCGAGTGACTGCGATTGGTCAAACTTATCGTATTGATCAAGTTTTATTCTCCAATCCAGGTGGTTTGGCTTTAACAATTACTGCAACTGGTTTGACTGGGTGTCCTACAACAACGACAACCACAACAACCACAACGGCTGCCCCATTGGTTAACTTTGATATTTCTTATGCTTGTAGTGGCGGATTGTCAAATATCACAGTAAACAATTTCCAAAATGGTTCTGGTGCTTACCAAGTTTCAACTCAAGTTTATGCAAGTGCATCCGCTGCTTATGCTGGTACATTTAGCGATGAGACTGGTGGTTCAAGGACATTTTACGGATGGAGTGCAACGGCAACGGCTTATGTGGCGGTTAGAGACAAGAACAATACTATAAACGTATTGGCTAAGTCTGTGACTCCAAATTGTACAACTACGACAACGACATCAACAACGACTTTGCCTCAAGTATGGTATTTGCTTTATAATTGTGCTACTGGTGCCAATTCAACATCGACTAACTACATTAGTGGATCATTTGCTTTGAATGACCGAGTTACATCAACTGGTCAAACATTTAGAATTGACCAAATTTATTATAGTGATCCAGGTGGTGTGCATCTCTCTATTTCGGCAACTGGGTTAAGTGGATGTCCAGCGACTACGACTACAACAACGACCACGACTACATTGGCAGCGGTTAACTTTAACATTTCGTATGCTTGTGGCGGTGGAACTGCATCAATAACTGTGAATGCGTTTAGTGGCGGTTCTGGTTTATATCAAGTAAGTACGCAAACTTATTCATCTCCGAGTGGGGCTTATAGTGGTGCGTTTACGGATGAGACAAGTGGATCAAGAACATTCTTTAACCAAGATGATACGACTCATTATGTTGCCGTTAGGGATAAAAACAACCCAAGCAATGTTTTGGCTAAAGGTATCACTCCAAGTTGTGCGACAACGACTACAACTACTACGACAACAACATCGACAACAACGGCTTATCCAGGTGTTTGTGAGTCTTATACGGCTGATAACAATAACGGATTTGGTTTAACGGCTCAAGTTGATTATACAGATTGCTTTGGAAACCCACAAAGTGTGTATATTGCAGATGGAGGAACGAGTACATTTTGTGCTATTCAAGGAAGTGTGGTGGATGTTGATAGCTTATGTACTATTACCGACAATGGCTTATGTCCTTAAAATAAAAACGTATGAAGATGAGATTTATTTGTGCCCAACCAGCCACATTATTTTATGCATGGCAAGTTGAGGTAATGTTGCAAAACTTTATGAGTGTTGGTATCAACCCAAACAATATTGACATCGTTTGTCATATTGAAGACACTGTTCCCTTTGAGTGGTCAAGACTTGCCAATCATTATGCTGCAAGGTTCTTTTTTTACTTTGATCAGCGAGAAACCAAGCATTATGTTTCATCCATTAGACCAAACATCTTAAAACAACATTTTGCGAATAACCCAGATTTAAATGATGATGCCATATTTTACCATGATTGTGACATCGTATTTACTAAGCCATTAGAATGGTACAAGTTTACTTTTGACCAAAATTGGTATGGATCGGACACGAGATTCTATATTAGTCACGATTACATCATAAGCAAAGGCGAGGATGTATTGGACAAGATGTGCGAAATAGTGGATATTGACAAACAAATCATCAAGGATAACGAATTAAATTGTATTGGTGCTCAATATATCATGAAAGGGATTGACTCTCAATTTTGGGCAGATGTGGAAAGGGATTGCGAAAGACTATTCAAGGAAATTACCGACCTAAACAACGAAAAGATTGCTTTGGACAGACATACAATGCCACCTGGAGAGGCGAGACAACCTTACCATCCCTTACAGATTTGGTGTGCAGATATGTGGGCGGTTTTATGGAATGGGTGGAAACGAGGACACAAAACCATTTGTCACGATGACTTAAAATTCTCTTGGGCAACAAGCAATCAAAAAACTTGGGATGAATGCTACATTTACCATAATGCTGGGGCGGTTAATAGTGAAAGTGGAATATTTTATAAAGGCGATTATAATACCAAAGTGCCTTATGGAGTTGAGTTAAAACTAAATGAGGACTCTGCATCCTACAATTACTACAAACTAATTCAAGAAACTGCTAAAACCTCTGTATTATGCGTGTAATTTGTGGATTTTACGGAGGCAAAGAATGTACCGATAAATTAATTGTCAAGGATGATAAATTGGTCATAAGGGCAAACAACAACATTGTGGGCGATCCACAAGTGGGGCAAGTCAAATGGCTTTCTATTGATTGGGAACACAACGGAGAGTTACACTCAAGCCGATTTAGGGAGGGGGATTTGGTTACTTTACCGACCACCAAAAACAAAAGATTGGGCATTTTCTATTCTAACAATAACAATAAAAAGATTTGGGATGCCATTTATAAGTCATTAGATAGCATAAAAATCGCCTCAAATGGCAAAGCCGACATAATCACTTGCCTTTGGGAAGAAATGCCCTTAAATCCGTTTTATAGCATTCCGAGTTGGTATCGGTCTCAAAGCCACCTCAATCAATTACTCCAAATTATGCAATGCCTTTACATGGCAAAGGATATGGGGCAATATGAATATGTTAGTTTTTTGGAACACGATGTTTTGTACCCAGAGGGATATTTTGATTTCCCAGACTTTGAAAGGGGGCAAGTTTTGACAAATATGAATTATGGAGGAATTAACAAAGATGGATGGCAAAAGAAAACCCAAAATGATGAGCCGTTTCATCAAATGACAATGAGGTTTGAAGATGCCATTGAGCATTGTGAAAGGATTTTACCAAACGCACTCAAAACAAATAGTGGGAATATTGAGACCGACCATTTGATGAGGATTCAATGGCTATGTAAAAATGAGGCAGTTCATATAAATCACGGAGTGCATTTTACAAGTCATAATTCAATTTACAATCGACTAATAACATACAAAGAGCATCCATATTGGGGCGAACATTCTAATTTTATTGAATTGTTTAAAATTGAGTAATTTTGGGGAAATACCAAGATTATGGCTTGTAATAATAGTGCTGATTTAAGACCAGCAAACTACAACATTCAAATTTGGAAAGAAGATAACTGGGCTCAAACCTTTGCTCTATTTGCAAACACTGTTCCAATCGATTTGACTGGGGCTTATTGTGAAATCCAAATTCGACCAAGTATAAATTCAACAACTGTTTCTGCAACATTAGATAGTGATGGTAATGGTATAACAATTGGAGGAGTTGACAACAACTTAATTTCCGTTGATTATCCAATCACAATCGATGCTGGTGGTTATGTTTACGACATGACTGTGGTTTTTCCAGGAGACTTTACTAAGACTTATATTTGGGGCAATTTCGTAGTTTATCAAGATATAACACAAATTTCATGAGTACAGAGATAACAATACAACAAGATCAAATCGACATAAACGTTGACACTACAACCATTGTGATTGAGTCGCCTCAAGGCGGTTATCCTTTGCCAAGTTCGGTTTATTCGGTGTTTGGTCGTGTGGGCAATGTAATTGCACAAGATGGAGACTATAATTTGACTCAATTAGGGGATGTGACAATCTCAAATCCTTTGACTGGTCAATCATTAATTTATAACGGAACGGCTTGGGTAAATAGTACAGAAACTTACACTGGTACAGTTACCTCTGTGAATATGAGTGTGCCAACTGGTTTAACGATTAGTGGCAATCCAATTACAACGGCTGGTACTTTAGCTTTAGGATTGGCGAGTGGATATTCTATTCCTACAACTGCATCTCAATCAACTTGGGATACGGCATATTCTCGTAGTTTGACATCTGCATCCGTAACTGGAACCACAACTAAGACTTTGACTTTAAACGAGCAAGGCGGTGGAACTATCACGGCTACATGGAGTGATTACGACACGGCTCCAGTGACATCGGTTTTTGGTCGTACTGGTGCGGTGGTTGCTCAAAGTGGCGATTATACTACTTTATTAGTACCAGAAAATACAAACTTATATTTTACCAACCAACGTGCGAGATATGCCATTAGTGGCGATGCTACATCTGGTGTGGTTTATTCAAATACAACTGGGATAATTGCTTTAGATGACATCCCAAATACAAGTCTATTAAACGACTCAATTACTATTAATGGTTATTTGACTGCATTAGGAGGAACTGTTACTTTAACAACAACGGATGTTGCAGAGGGAACAAACCTTTATTACACTCAAGCAAGATTTAATTCGGCTTTTGCTGCTAAGACAACAACTGATTTAACGGAAGGTACTAACTTATATTTCACAAATGCAAGGGCTCAAGCTGCCATCACTGGCACAAGTCCAATTTCGGTTACAAGTGGAAATGTATCAATTAGTCAAGCAAACTCAACAACAAATGGTTATTTGAGTTCAAGTGATTGGATTTCATTTAATGCAAAACAAGCGGCTTTAACATTTAGTTCTCCTTTAGTAAACACGAGTGGAACAATATCAATACCAGCTGCAACAAGTTCTGTAAATGGGTATTTGACAAGTACGGATTGGACTGCATTCAACGGAAAACAAGCTGCATTAAGTGGTACTGGATTTGTTAAGATCAGTGGAACAACCATTTCTTACGACAACTCAACATATTTAACAACGATTGAGGGAATTACGGCTGGTGGCGAATTAAGTGGAACTTATGCATCGCCATCATTAGTGAATAGTGCGGTAACTGGAAAGGTTTTGACTGGTGTAAACATCACTGGTGGAACCATCCAAGCAACTGACTCAATCTTAACTGGTTTTGGTAAATTACAAAACCAAATCAACGGATTGATTGGTGGATCAATATATAAGGGAACTTGGAATGCATCAACTAACACTCCGACATTAACATCAAGCGTTGGAACGGCTGGTTGGTATTATATAGTGAATGTTGCTGGTTCTACAAACTTAAACGGAATTACCGATTGGAATGTGGGCGACTGGGCAATATTTAACGGAGGTGTATGGCAAAAGGTGGACAACACGGATGCGGTTGTTTCTGTTAATGGATTTACTGGTGCGGTTTCTTTGACTACATCAAACATAAGCGAGGGAACAAATCTTTATTATACCGATGCAAGAGCAAGAGGTGCGTTGAGTGCTGGAACTGGAATTAGTTATAGTTCATCAACTGGTGTTATTACAAATAGTGCACCAGATCAAGTTGTTTCTTTAACTGGTGCTGGTACAACATCAATAAGCGGAACTTATCCAAATTTTACAATTACAAGTAACGACCAATATACTGGAACAGTTACAAGCGTTGGAATTACCGAGTCAAGTGCTGCTTTAACAATCACTGGTAGTCCAGTTACTACAAGTGGAAATATCAATATTGGATTTGCTGGTAACTCAACTCAATATGTGGCTGGAGATGGTTCTTTGGTAACTTTCCCAACTGTTATTACACAAGCACAAAACTTAGTAACGGAAGTTTATAACGAAACTGGTGCAACATTAACTAAGGGGACTGTTGTTTATATTAACGGAGGTCATGGCAACTTACCAACTATTACAAAGGCATTAGCTACAAGTGATGCAACAAGTGCTCAAACTTACGGAATGGTAAGAGAAGATATTACTAATAACAACAATGGTTATGTAACTGTTATTGGTAATTTGGAAAATATGGATACACAAGCATACGCAGCTGGTACTCAATTATATTTAAGTTCTACAACGGCTGGTGCTTATACAAGTGTAAAACAATATGCTCCAGCACATTTAGTTTATGTTGGTATTGTAGTTCGTTCACATCCAACTCAAGGTGTAATAGAGGTTAAAATACAAAATGGTTTTGAATTAGATGAATTACACAATGTAAGTGCTCAAAGTCCTAATAACGGAGACATTTTACAATATGTATCAAGCACAAGTTTATGGACAAGCGTAGCTGGTACAACTTCTAATATTACAGAAGGTTCAAATTTATATTACACAGATGCTCGTGCTCGTGGTGCAATTAGTTTAACGACTACTGGTAACAACGGAGCATCAACATACAATAGCACAACTGGTGTTTTGAATGTGCCTACTTATACTTTAGCTGGATTAGGAGGTATTAACTTAAGTTCTTTAAGTGCGACAACTCCTTTAGCTTACAACAATACAACTGGTGTTTTTTCAATTCAACAAGCATCTGGCTCACAAGCTGGTTACTTATCAAGTGCTGATTGGACCACATTTAACTCTAAGCAAGGAGCATTAACTTTTAGTTCTCCATTAGTAAATACTGCTGGAACTATTACAATAAACCAAGCGACAACATCAACTAATGGTTATTTAAGTAGTACAGATTGGAACACAT